ATCTGATTGTTCAACAACATTAATACTTTGATCATCTTCTTTACTTAAAACATCTTTTTTATACATGGTTTCCAACTGTTCAATTGGATCAACCAACGTAACTACCCAAGTAGGATCTACAGGAACTCTAGTAGTTTTTGTAATTGGAATCCAAGGGAAAAGTCCAATATCAAAAGTAGAATCATTTTCGTTTCGTTTAAAAGAAACGGCACATGGTTTATTGAAAAAATATCCAATTACTCTTTGATTCTCTGGTTCTTCTCCCACAACCATCTCTTGAATATCTGCAATAACATCTTCACCAGATTTCAATACAGCAACTTTGATTGTCATAAAACAGTAAATCCTCTCCAACCATCATACCAATAAAAAGAGGGGAAGTCAACTGGATTTTGCCAGTCGTTCCCCTGCGCCGACGATATTCAAATATATTTAGATATAATCTCTACGTGCATGATGATCTGGAACAATCTTCTTTAACTGAATTGTGAGTAGTCCATCCTCAAAGGTGACGTTGGATACTTCCGTGTCGTCTGCCATCGTCCATGCTCTCTTGAAAGTTCGTTGAGCCAGTCCCTTATGGACGTAACGGGCATCAGACTCTTTATCCTCTTTTTGTCCTTCGACAAAAAGTTTTCCATACTCTGTGTATACATGTACTTCCTCCTTTTTAAATCCGGCAAGTGCAAGTTCTAAACGAGATTCTACATTACTTACTTGAATAAGATTGTATGGAGGATAGTTTGATGAAGTCTCATGTACATTAAAGATACGATCAAGATATTCATCCATCCCAATACTGTTGCGAGTGATCTTATCCAGAAGAGTAGGAAGATCCGATGCAGTATAACGTGCAAGGTTCGTCATTATGGTAGCTCCTTAAAAAGCGAGTTTGTGTTTTGTGGATCCTTACGGCATCCAATACTAATTATACAAGAAGCACAAAAAAAGGGAGTGTTGAACTCCCTACAAAATCATTCGGTTTCCTGACCCTTTCCTTTCTTACCAATATTGTACTTCTGTTCCAGAATCCAGTCGTTCTTATCCTTATATGCAAGAACCTTGATTTGATTTAGAGGAGCAATATCAGCAATAGAATCTTCCTTCACTACAGTAATCAGTCCCCAATCGGAGAGAAGACGAGTGATACGATTCCTACGTTGAACATCATTCACTGTAAGGTTTGCATGTTTGCCATCCAGAGCAAACAGTTCCTTAAAGTGAACAACGTAGTATCTACCTTGTTTATGAAGAATGTGACAAGATTGGTAGAGTTTTTTCTCCTTTCTAGAAGCAACTCCGATACGAGTCAAAGTTTCACGAACTTTCAGAAAGTCATCAGGTTCATTCAAAACGACCTCCACCATCATATCGGGAGACCAGTTTACTTGTGGTTCAATTGTTTGTGTAGTCATTTCGTTCCGCCAGTTTCAAGTCGTTGTTTAATAAAATCTAGTTGTTCTTTATTTAGAATCTTCAAAGCTTGGGATGCCTTCTCATTACTATAACCATAGTATTGTTTAATGCATTCTAAATCTTTGACTTTATCTTTACGGAGCCAGGGAGAAAATCTCTTCCGTTTCCTAAGACTATTTAGATAGAAAGAATATTGCATATCTTTATCCAGATGAGAATACATATTCATCTCATTAGCAAAGAGAATACAATCAATATGTCCAGATAAACAACGATTGACAATAAATGGAGGATAAGAACTAATATCCTCGGACAGATCTTCCTTTGTGAAGTTGATAGAGTTTAACCAGTCTTTAAGTTCGTAAGTCATCGTATAATTTGAATTTCATCATCATCTGTCCAGAGTTCTACTTTCGTTCTGAACCTATCTTCCTGCTTAAGTTTTTCATACCTCTTAGTTGATTTCTTTTTCCACCAAGAAATAATATTCTCAAGATAAAATTTGTCCCAATTTGGTCCTTTAATTAGTTCATCTTGCTCGCCAAGAATAACTTCACGGACATTCGAATATCCATAATCAGAAATATAAAACCTTTTCTTCTGAGTAAGAGAAAATGCCGTGTCAATTACTATATTAAACTGTTTGAGTTTTTCTTCATCCTGAAGAGAATTTTTGATAATGGAAATCATCTTTGTCTGACGTTTCATCTTTTTAGAAGATGCCTTGTTATCTGTAAGAGGAGTGTTGTTATTCAGGAGGGTAAATCGATCATGAAGACGATGAAAAACCTCATCGTGAAGCAGAGGAAGAAACTTGCTCTCTGTCAGACCCTTGTACCTCATGAAGGGTTTCAGGCCATCATACTGTGAGGCATCCGTGGTGGACCCATAGAGAGAGGTGGTTTCGAACAGAGCAATATCCTTCTCAAAGACCTCGTTGAGGGTCTCACGAGCGAAATGAGAGCAGCACAACAGTGCCAAAAGTTTGCCACCAAGATAGTTGTATCCAAAAGGTTGTGACGGTACAATCACAAATCCCATCGCGGCGTGGCGATTAAAGATAGAAAGGTTGGGTGCTTTGCCCAACCAAACATTCCTTGGTTTTGAATTAATAGTAGGAGAACCAAAACGAATAAATCCAAGAACTTTTTGAGTTCTTTTTTCAAAGACCATCCAACGTAGTTCCCTTCCAGGAATATTACTCTCGTTGTTGTGAGATGATACTGCTTTCAAAAGAGTATTGTAGTGCTCCTGAGGAAGAGACTTCTGAAATCTATCCCCAATAAATTTGATATCAAACTCCATTTCTTCTGGATGAATATCTTCGTTAAAAAAATCATCATGAAGTGGAGCAAGAGTATTGGTTGATTTGATTACTTCTTTCTTTACAAAACGCAAGTAGTCTTCAATATTTCCCATCTGAGAGAAATATTTGATAAACTCATCTGCAGCCCACTGAGCATCTTGTTCTGAAATAATCATTTAAACTCACACTCACACATAATTTCAGTTAACGCTGCCAAAAGATTAATTTCTTGATCAGCAACGAAGGCAATTTGGTACTGGTATTTAGCAATAATGAGCACAGCAGCAGGAATACTAGGGTTTTCAAGGGATGTAAGTAAAGCATCGTAAAGACGACGGAGTAATACACCAGAGTCATTATCAAGATTATTGACGACCCATTTACGAACTTCGGCAAAGTTCTTTTCTTTGAGGTTTTTAACGAGATCATTTACAGAAACATCAGAGAAAGAAGCAAGAATACCAGAGTCAATTTTACCTCCAGTAGAATACCTTTGAATTTCGTTTAGAACACGTCGAAAATCGGGAAAGTGCTTGGATACGAGTTCCGCAACGACTTTTTGATCATACTCAATCTTTTCCTGATCCAAGATTGATTGAAGTCGTTGAAAGAAACTTCCTGCAAGTTGAACCCGTTGCTTTCCTTTGATTGTGAAGTCGATGACTGCACATCGGGAATGAAGTGGTTCAATAATCTTGTTCTTGTAGTTACAGGTGAAGATGAATCGGCAGTTGTTATAAAATGCCTCAATATTCGCCCGTAGTAGGAGTTGAACGTCGTTTCCTGTGTTATCAGCCTCATCGATGATGATGACTTTGTGTTTAGAAGATCCCGTAAGTGAGACGGTCGAAGCAAAGTTCTTTGCTTGGTTCCGTACAGTATCCAGGAAACGTCCTTCGTCGGATCCGTTGATGACATAATAATCTGCCCCCAGCTCATTACATAATGCTTTTGCGATTGTTGTTTTACCGATACCAGGAGGGCCTGCAAGAAGAAGATTTGGAATCTCTCCCTTCTCCACAAACTCCTTAAATGTTTTTTTAGTTTCATCAGGAAGAATACAGTCATCAATTACTTGAGGACGGTATTTTTCAGTCAGAAGAAATTCACTTGCCATAATCAAATCCAATCAGGTTTTCTCTGTGGCATACGAAGATAGTTATTAGCAACCCAAGGTTTGGATGCAATATATCGTCTGTATGCTTCAAATGTATCAATAGTATCATCAAACTTCCATTCCTCAGGCATAGCTCGAGCAAATGGAGTCACTTCTGTAATCTTACCCTTGGGAAACAAATAGTATGCATCCACAAGAGTCTTGTAACAGGAGTGAGTTTTATTATACCGCAGGCAGTATTCATCAGACAAGTTCAGTCCCCACTTAATTAACCAGTAGGCATTATGGATACTCTCCAGTGCCCACTTGGTGCAGGGATGATTGCGGAATGCTCCTTTCTCGGTCTTGTAGGGGGTTCCATCTGTCTTAGGGAGAGTGCCGTATCCGTGCCCCCACTTCTCTGATGCCACGATAGAGAGCATCTGACAGCACTCTAGGGGCATCTTGACAACGTGTTTGTCGGGAAGGCAAATGGCACTCTCAGCAGGCCAAGGGGAAGTGACAAAGATGTTCATCAACCAAATGTAGAATCAGGCTCCAGAGCAATATGATAAGTCACATCGAAGGAAGTATTCTTGAATCGTGACAGAAGTTTACGTGAGATCACTACCTCATAGGAACCAGGAAGAATCTTGATGTTTTCTACCTTGAAGTTGAAAGAGAATACTTCATCAGTTTCACCAACAACCACAGAGAAATCGTTGGAGGTATCGTTCTTCTTGTCACGCACCACCAGTTTCACCACACCTGCTTCACCAACCACAGACAGGTCAGGCAGTTGATAAACAGCAGCAGCCTTAAGGAGTTTATCAAGTTCTTTGGTATCAAGAAGGAAACAAACATCTTCACTTGGCAGAACAATATCCTTCTCGGGAGGAGTAATAATTACGTTAGGGTCCGCAAAAAAATACTTGGAACGAGACTTACCTTCCTTGATGACAACGTAACCATCATTCTGGAAATCCAGTTCAGCATTCTGATGAAGATTGAGTCCATTCAGGAATTGGTTCAGATCATAGATACCAAAGTCTTTAGGAAGTTCCTCTTCGATCGTTGCCTCTGCCAAGATATTTTTCATCACAGAAATAGTGCGAAGATTATTTCCTTCCTTAAACAAGATAGACTGATTGATGGAAGAAAAGTTCTTCAGAAGAGTCAGAGTTTTGTCAGAGAGTTTCATAGTTTTGTCTTGGAGTTTCATAATCAACGGAATTCAGTCAGACCATTATTGGTTCGAGAGTAATGTCCATCGAAGTGGAGAAGAAGCATAGCATAATGGATAACTTTCAGAAGGTCAATCTTATTGCGACCATCTTTTTGACCATAACGACTGCCATACTTCAGAATATTTGCTTGACAGAAGTTTGCCGCAAGTTCTTTAG